TGTTAGAGCAATGATCGTGGTTGGGCCTCCTGGAGTTGGCAAGAGTTACGGAGTAGAAAAACAACTAGAACAGTCAGGTCTTTTTGACAAGTTGGCTGGACGTAGAATCAAGTATGAAATTATCAAAGGTGCAATGACTCCGATTGGGTTGTACTGTACCTTGTACAAGAGTTCGGATCCATGTAATGTGTTGGTATTCGATGACTGTGACTCAGTATTCCAAGATGACTTGAGCTTGAACATACTCAAGGCGGCCCTGGATTCAGGCAAGAAACGTAGGATTTATTGGAACAGTGATAGTTCTATGTTAAGACGCGAAGGTGTTCCTGACTGTTTTGACTTCAAAGGTGCCTGTATCTTTATCACCAACTTGCAGTTCCAGAATTTGAAAAGCAAGAAATTACAAGACCACTTGGCGGCCCTACAGAGTCGTTGTCACTTCTTGGATCTTACCTTGAACACGCAACGTGATAGATTCTTGCGTATCAAACAGATCTTCCGTAAGGGTGACTTGTTCCAGGACTATGATTTTACACCCGAACAAGGTGAAGAGATTCTGGCATTCATGGACGAGAACAAGAGTCGCCTGAGAGAAATGAGCCTGCGTATGGCACTCAAGATTGCGGACTTGACCAAGGTATCCAGCACCAACTGGAAAGCACTTGCGGCATCAACATGTATGAACAATGCATAAACGGTAGCTCCTGGCCAGTAGCAATACTGTCCATTTTACACAGGCACTTAGGTGCCTGTCTTTTTGACAACGCCGTTGGTGATAGTGTATAATACTATATGGATCTAAATTATCTAACAGTTGAGTTGTCAGCAGGATTGGAACTACAATTCCAATTGCTAGATAACCCGCTTACACGGTTATGGCTTGAACGCATGGCCTTGCGAGATCAATATCCGTTAGATCATCCTTCAAGATTTTATGGATTCAATTCCAAAGAAACTGAAATAGCTCGTGCTACAGAAATGATACAACAATGTATCGCTACAATCAATTCACATCAATTCACGATTGATAGACCGTTTACTAATATATTCGACCAAGATTATTTGAATTATCTACACAACATATTTGAACGCTATCACGGATTGCTTGATAAACAAGACCATGAATACTGGAACACAGCACCCAAAATAGTGCAACAGGCACTAGCTGAATTGAATATAGCAGTACATAGATGCGAGAGTGTGATTAAGACCAACCGGCCAAGATTTGTTTGCACCTGGTTTGGTCTTCCAAAAACAGAAACCGTGACTAGAGACATGATGCATCAATATGGAACTCTGAATCCACCATTTGGCTCTGTATGTTTAAACTATGTTGAGATAGGAAAAACCCTTGAGGATCTTGCCCAAGACAACGATAAGTACATATCAGATGAAGCGTTTCTTCCGTTTAATCATTACTCAGCTGACTTTGTAGTGAGATTGTACGAGGATTCGTCCGAGATGGTCGCAACCCGCCTGGAAAAAATGCAACAATACTATACAGTACACCAGGAGTTTTTTTATGAACGAGGATATCATGATTTTTCAAATGCGCAACTGTTGCCATATCGATTTCCTGTTGCCCAATTGATTGAAACACAACCGAGAACCCAACTATTTGAAACAATACAAACACAACAACTTATCACTCGGGTCAGTCTAACATGAGAACAGCTACGATAATCATACGAGATGAAGTCAACGTAAAGATAGAAGGACTAGAACTGGATGCTCGGCGTGCCCTGGTAAACGCATTCAAGTATGATGTTCCAGGTGCTAGATATCTTCCGGCTGTTAGGCTAGGACGTTGGGATGGCAAGGTCAGTTACTTCCAGTTAGGCGGTAGTAGTTATGTAAATCTCTTGCCCGAGATCATACCCATCCTGGAAAAGTTCAACTATGATATTGAACTGGACGACCAAAGAGAGTACAGCACCACATTTGAATTTGCTGAAGTAACAGAACAAACATTCAGTCATATTGCATGGGGCAAAGGTCATCCCTTAGAAGGCCAACCCATGGTCATGCGTGATTACCAAGTGGAAGTTATCAATAATTTTTTATCCAATCCACAATGTATCCAGGAGATTGCTACCGGTGCTGGCAAGACAGTTATCACAGCCGCACTAAGTAATGCCGTGGCACCACATGGACGTAGTATTATCATTGTTCCAAACAAAAGCCTAGTAACACAAACAGAAAAAGACTATATAAACATGCAACAGGATGTGGGTGTGTTCTTTGGAGACCGCAAGGAGTTTGGTCGCCAGCATACCATCTGCACTTGGCAAAGCCTAAATGTCTTATTAAAGAACACCAAGAACAGCGTGGGCGATGTTACTATACAAGAGTTCTTGGAAGATGTAGTATGTGTTATCGTTGATGAAGTACACATGGCCAAGGCCGACGCATTAAAGACCTTGTTAACCGGTGTCATGAGCCGTGTGCCGTTACGCTGGGGACTCACAGGAACTGTGCCCAAGGAACCATATGAATTCCAAGCACTCAAATGCAGTCTTGGACCAGTTATCAATCAGCTCAGTGCCAGCGAACTACAGGACCGTGGTGTGTTGGCACAGTGCCATGTTAATGTGGTACAGTTGGTAGACCATGCTGAGTTTACAAACTACCAAAGCGAACTCAAGTTCTTGTTAGAAGAGCCCGATCGGTTAAAGACCATGGCTAAACTAATAGCACAGGTCAACGCCACAGGCAATACCCTGGTCCTGGTAGACCGTGTGGCCGCAGGACATGCACTAGCTGAGTTGTTGGGCGAAGCGGCAGTGTTTGTATCAGGAGCAACCAAAGCAAAGGCAAGACAAGATGAATACGATGAGATTAGCATCAGTAGTGGTAAGATTATTATTGCTACCTATGGCATTGCTGCTGTTGGTATTAATATTCCTAGGATATTCAATCTTGTGCTTATTGAACCGGGCAAATCCTTTGTGCGTGTTATCCAATCGATCGGGCGGGGTATTCGCAAGGCCGAAGACAAAGACCACGTGGAAATCTGGGACGTGACCAGCACTTGCAAGTTTGCAAAAAGACACCTGACCAAACGCAAAGTATTCTACAAAGAAGCCAACTATCCATTTACACAAGAGAAGCTGGAATGGAAATAACTCCCAGTTTTGAAACAGTTGTCTTGACCTACAGAGAAGATTTTAAAAAACTACAAAGGTGTTTACAAAGTATTATACAACACGGACTAGGGCACAACACCGAGCCAGTCCACATCATAGTCAACGACCATGAACCAGCTATGATAGAAATAAAAAATTTTATACCCAATGATCCAAGATTTCGAGTATGGCATTATACAGAATTAGGCGAGTGGAACAGGCCATTGTATTGGTGCATGGAATTATTTGATTGGGCTAATCCATTGGATTGGTATAGTCAACAATGGTTTAAACTGGTAGCAAGTAAAATTGTTTTATCTGAATGGTATCTATTGATCGATAGTGACATTGTATTACAAAAACCTATTAGGCATACAGATATGTTTGTGAATAATCGAGCTTGTTATAAACAGACTCCTATAGATTTTACAAATTTAAAATGTGTGGAGCAATTATCTAACGCCTATTCCTATTGGAATGATACTGTAGACGATAAAAAATATTTTATGTCTGACCATACTCCTTTTATTATGCATACAACGACTGTAAAAGAAATGATACCGTTTATAGATACAGATTTATTCCATCCATTGAACAACAAATTGACCGCGGAATTTTTTTTATGGTCTGCCTATTTGGATCACCTGGGCATCAAAGATCAATTGTATCATCCGTTCAACAATACACCAGGTCGTATGTTTAAAACCTGGTGCCCCGAAACTAACAATTAAAGGTTGCAATTCTGTTTAACATTTGCTATACTACTACTATGAGAATACTAACCTTGGACAATACAGCATTTGATCTTGACCATCTTCCTGAAGAAGTGGATGATATGAGATTTGCCATCCTGGACAATTCAAACACACAAGAACCAGATTATCATTATATTCCGTTAATCTTTTTGGAAAGCTTCAATGCTCCTGCCCTGGTATTACGTATTGGCGAAAATAGAATACGCATGCCTGTGGATTGGCAGATCTTGATTGGAGAACCAGATCTAGGAGACCTGGAAGTGTTACCGCTTACGGCCATCAATGATAGAGGATTCAAAGCATTCCAATTCAATCCACTTACCAGTTTCCGTCCTAGCTTCTTAGATATTGAAATTGTAGATGTGTATCAAGAGATGGCCTGGTATGCGCCTAAACTAAAAAATGGACAGATGTTATGTGTGCCAGTCAGCGAAGGCGATAGACCTGACTGTGTGTACTTTGTCAAGGACATCAGTCGTAACTGTGAAATTGTAGATTATAACAAGGCTTGGTAATATGGGTAAACTTACACCTGGAGCAAAATACATATACGAACGCAATGGCGATACTGTGTATGCCAGAGAGTTTGGCGCAGATCCCAGCACAAGAAAAGAGATAGGTTGGGATTTTGACCCCAACAATCCTGGCAGACATGAACGCCAAGAAATGTTGAATGCGCTAAGAAATGATCAGCTATGGCACAAAATTAGGCTGGCAGCTCAAGACAATGTTACCCTACAAGATGCATTGGATCGGGTAATAGAACTATATCATTTGAGTAAAGACGATGGACAAACTTAGTATTGGCAATGAAATGGCCCAGTTCGATAGCAAGAATAGAGAATTCTTTAATGAGCTCACCGATGAAGAAAAGAAAAAGTTCAGCCCATTTCTCATGATACGCTACGGCAGTTCAGTGTCGGGCAGTCGAGACCTGCAAGAATTTTACTTGATCGCCACAAACGAACGCTTGAACAAAAAATTCTTTGCTGTGAATACCGCACAGCATAAAAAACTACAGTGGCTCATGGCCACCACAGTGAGTCCAGGTCTGGGTAATTTTAGACACAACTGGATCGCACCCAAAAAGAAAGAGCCCGGGGCAGGTAGTATGCGTAAACAGTTAATGGAACTATTTCCACACTTGAAGGATGACGAAATAGATTTATTGGCGCAGATAACTACCAAGAAAGAAATTGATATATACTTACGAGAATTAGGACAGGAGAAAACAAAATGATGGGATTTTTTAAAAAGAAACCGGTAGCACAGTTTCCCGAACACAAAGCAA